AGTGTTCGGGCTTGTCACTGCGCCGTTGGCGCATACTTCAGTTAGTCTTACTAGCATTTGCTTCCTCCATTGGATAGATATGCCTAATCTGCACCGTAGATGTTCGGCCAAGAGCATATACTCGGCAAGTATCTGCGACAACTTGCCCCATAAACACTCCGGTAATGGGCTTTTCAGTCTTTATGACGTTCATAGAGCCATTAGCGGTGAAATCCCACATATTCACATCTTGCGGAATGTGGACTAAATCTCCTTCACTTAACATCTTTTTTACTCCGTTTGAATAATGCCATAGTTGGTGGTAATTAATGTTCCCGCACAACTGACTGCATTTTGAAGCGCCGTTCTTGTCACCTTTACAGGGTCAATAATCCCACTTTCAAATAATTCAACCATCTCATTTTCTCGAAAATTCCAACCCTGACCGTCTTCAGCGTCCAAAACATCTTTAATGATAATATCGGGCGACAAGCCTCCATTGAATGCCATTTGACGAATGGGGGCCTGACATGCAGCCTGGATAATGCTTCCTGCCATCGCTCGGTCCGCGCTGTGGCACTTCTTGTCCAAACTACTAGACGCGCGCAAAAGGGCTGTCCCACCACCACCAATAATTCCCTCTTCTTGAGCAGACCGCACCGCTTCCAGTGCGTCTTCGATCCGATGTTTTCTCTCGGTCATTTCCACTTCTGTGGTGCCGCCTACTCGTATAACCGCAACCCCGGATGCAAGTCGCGTAATGCGTTGCTGAATTGTGTTGCAATCAGTCAAAGATTCGGTAACTTCGATTATCGCCTTGAGGGATTCAATTTTATTTTCCACTTCCTCGATATTGCAATTTCCGTCAACAACCGTCGTAAAGGCCGCTGTGCTGTCAATAAATTCTGCGGATCCCAAATCGCTCATCTTTATATCATGAAGTTTGCGTCCGCTTTCGCGAGTAAGAAAGGTAGCTCCCACCGACAAAGCCAAATCCTCTAATACACTGCGACGTTCTGCGCCATAATGGGGCGCCTTGATTGCTGCCACTTTCATTGTTCCACGCATGGCGTTCATAATCAACGCTGCCAGGGCTTGTCCTTCTACCTCTTCAGCCACAATAACAAGAGGGCGCCCCTCGCGAGCGACCATCTCTAGAGCCGGCAATACCTGCTCCACTGTGCTAACCTTATGATCCGTGATTAAAAAGAGAGGCTCATCATGGTGCATGGCGGAACGACGATCATCCGTAATAAAGGCCCCAGCACAATAACCGGAAGCAAACTTAAAACCCTCAGCGATATCCAAGCTCGTCTCCACGGAACGAGACTCCTCGATGGTAATCGAGCCATCTTGCCCAACTCGATCAACGGCCATGGCAATCAATTCGCCAATCTTCTCATCATTGTTGGCAGAGATTGTCGCAACATGCTTAATGTCATCAATGCTGGTAACTGGGCGCGCGGCTTGTTTAAGGTTTTCAACCACTTCCTTCGCGGCTACTGATAATCCGCGTTGCAATTCCGTAGGCGATACGCCGGCCAGAATATATTTTTGCGCCTCTTGTAGCACCGCTCTAGCCAACACAGTAGCCGTTGTGGTGCCATCCCCTGCATCATTATTTGTCTGCACTGCGGCTTGCCTGATAATCTGTGCTCCCGCATTTTCAAAGGGGTCATCTAGCGCCACAAAAGCGGCCACAGTTACGCCATCCTTTGTAATGAATGGTGAATGACCTTTCTGTTGGAGTAAAACGTTTCTACCTTTCGGTCCCAAAGTTGACGCAACATTGTCTGCCAATATATTCACACCCTTGATGATCTTCTGTTGGAGGGCATCTTTGCTCTCATATGCTCTACTCATTAATACCTCTGAGTTATATATATTATTATAACCTATTGTAGATTATTTGTCAAGGAATAGATTCTTCTGCCTGAGTTTGAATATATTCTTCAGTACCAGATTTAATTTCTTCGGCTGTTATGGCGGCTGCAAGACCATCTTCCTTGTTGCCAGCAACAAAGTATCCATTAATTTGATTTGTCAAGCGTTCGACTTTTTCAAATAGATCAAAAATCTGCTGGTTAAGCACATCAACATATTTTTGTGCCAATTCATCAACGGCTTCTCTCCCAACATTTATTCTTCCGACATAGCCGAAACCATCTTGGCCATAGTTCATATCTTTAAAATACGAGGAACTAATAATAAACTGTGTTTCGCCGGCGGATCCTTCATATCCAGAAGTTCTTGCAATAAGTCCCCAAAATTGTGCCGGATCTTCAACCAAGGCACGTTGTAATATTTTGATGGATGTTCTGTAATCTAAGTAATCTTTGTGGGTGATTGCTCCTATCTTTTTCCAGCGGACATCTCCAGCGGACAACTTTTTATACACGATTGGCTCTCCATCTGGCCCAACCAATTGTCCCTTTTTGGGGTTTTCCGGGTGTGGTATAATTTCGGCGCCGTCTAATACTTCTTTAGCAAAATCAGAATCATAATTATTAATAATTTTCAAATATGTATTGGCAGTTCCAGCCGTTCTCCGGTTGAGGTCTCGCTTTGCGTACAAGAACTTAAGTCTGTCTGCCGGAAATGGATCATAGGTCGTGTCTTGGTTTCCTGGGATTTCTGGTGCAATAGTTAAATCTGCCGGCAATAAAAGCAAGTTTGCGTTTTGCTTACTGCTCATCATCGATTCTAAAAATGTCTTTGCGGTAAAATCAAATTGATAAAATGTAATGTATTCCCTGCCTTTCAACTTAGCTTCAGCTTCCTTTTCTCGAAAAGTTTTAAGAGCCACTACGTAACGCATTCTTCCTTCGGCGCCGGCTTGACCTACATATTGATCAGTTTCTGGATCTCGCTTAAGTCCGCCTGGATCAATAAAGTGATCAACTAAATCTCTATAGCTTCCATGAACATCGCCCGGCTTTTCTGTTAATAGTTTTAAGCTAATCGGATTCTTATCATTATCAACAATATCTTGAATACCTGCAGTGCCGGGTGGAATTTGTTCGCCTTCTAACATTGCGGCCAAGAATCCTTCAAAGGTGAAACCAGCGGCGCTAGCGTTAAAATGTACCATGATATTAGTAAGCGTATCCAACAAGACAATGTGAGTTAAAACCTCTGAGATGTCGTCTGTTTGCGGAGGGCTATCCAAAAAACTATTAATAGCTTGTACCTTGTCGGATAATGTTCTGCCTTTGCCAACAATTTTAGCTAGCAATTTCTGAATTACCTCTCTATCCTTTGTTCCTTTCTTCCCCCACATCTTTTCAGATAGCCTAATGATAGGCATCTTAAGAGTAATTTGTTTAGTCTTGCCTTCTCTCTTTTGTTCCTCTATGGTAAATATGCCACTATCCATCATCTCTTCAATCATTTCAACCAATGACTGCGACGTGATTGTGTTCTTCTTATCGTATTCTTCTCGGAGAATCTTACTTAAATCAAACATTTATAAACCTCATATAATTTCATCAGCGATACCGTACTCTACTGCTTGCTCTGCAGATAAATAGATGTTAACTTTTTGTTCTAACATTTTTTTGAGTTGCTTTTTGGTCATTTTTGTTTCTTCTACTAAACGATTTATATACATTTCTTGCAAGTCTTGGATTGCTTCCATCTCATTAATAAGGTTGTGGATGGATCCCTGGTTGCCGGCAATCACAGAATGAAGCATTACGCGGCAATTTCTTCCAATCTTGCGCTTGCCATGTGTGCCACCAGCCAGAATAAGAACGCCGGCTGACATGACCTTGCCCAAACCGATGGTGCTGATATCGGTTGTCTGCTCAATCACCTTCATCATATCATAGAGAGCAAACATGTCATCGGCGGAACCGCCGTAAGTTGAGAGATAAAACTCGATATCTTTTTTCTTTGTATCGTCTTTCTGAAGTTTGTTCATTTCGTTCATGTAGAGCATAGCTTGAACTATTTCGGCCACCTTCTCGTCTAGCACTTCGGTAAACAAGCCTATGACTCGCAAATCCGGCTCTTGGGTGTTCGGATCCAGACTCTCCAAAAGAATTATCTTCTTCTCATCGTCGCCTAAAAGCTTCTCTAATTTGTTTTTTAAACGTTTAATCATTGCTCATCCTTTGTTAAGAATTCCATAACCGTGTCTCGATTGTTTTCTAAAAATACCATAGCACTTTTCCAGTCAATAAAGTCAACTGCTTCGCTAAAAAAGCCACCATGCGCGTCAATAATTTGCAAAATTGCTCTTCTCTTATAAAATTCTGTCTCTTCTCCAAACCGAATCGCAAGGGCATTAATGTTGTGATCGCTTTCGCCCTCTTCTTTCATGACCCGAATGCGATAATCGCGAGCATAGTGAAAACTCTCTAAAGCCTTGGTGATAATAAATAGAGACACCACTTGAGTTAGTTGCAATATTCTAATACTTCTACGGCTCGCATTAAGAAAATAAAAGAGGCGGCAAGTAGCATGTCCGAATATAAAAAACAAAACATAAAAAAGCCAAGGATGCTCCACGCTGCTCCTTCAAAAAAATAACCACCAGAATCTCTTCTAGTGGTTACATTATAACTGCTCGTAAGATTTGTGTCAACAATTATTTTATTTTTTTGTCAGTCTCATAAAGATGCGCTGGGTAAGCTCATCAGTCAGTTTTGCTTTTCTGTTTTCTTTGACCAATCGAGCAGCAACTCGCTTGGCAACTCTATTTACAATCTGCTCTTGCATGGAGAACTCTGCTTCATCTTCTACAGCGCCCACATCTAAGCCACCGGGCTCGGCGGGCCCAGGCTCCTCAAGAGACATATCCACATCAAGTTCTTCACCCCCTTCGAGTGGTGCCTCTTCGTCTCCTGTGTCAAGGTCGGCAGTTGTGGGTTCGCCAGTTACCTCCTCAACAGCCTGCTTAAGCGCATCAACAAAGTCAGGAAGCGAAATCATGGCCGCGCCTTCAACTTCTACATCTGCATCAAGCTCAAGGTCTTCGGGAGCGGGCTCTGCATCAAGCTCACCCTCAAGATCCCCAATTTCGTCGCGCTCACGGTCAGCTTCACTGTCCTCGGCGCCCAACTCACGCTCAAGGGCTCCTTCTTCTTCATCGCGGCCGCCGGCAGTATACAAGCCTTCAAGCTTCTTTTCGCCAAGGGCGCCCAACTTGGCCAATTTCATGAAACGGCGGATTTCCGCTTCGGTTAAAAGTGTCTTACGAGCCATCATAGTTCTCCTTTAAATAAAACTCATCTGTAATTAGTGATCGCTGATGATAAACACCCTAAAAAATTATACCTTTATTCAAACATCGTCTTCTAAGCTTTTCTAATGCTTGGGTTTCTATTTGTTTAACTCTCGCAAAAGAAATGGCTAATCTTTCCGCTACCTGTCTTAGCGTCATGCGGCCATTTTCATAAATAGATATCAAAGTACAATTTTGCTCATCTTCATATTTTATCCACTGTCTACAATCTACCTGCGTGCAAGACCGTTTATTCTGCATGCACACTCTTGCACATTCGCGCATGCCATCTTCACGTTTCATAATTTTGGAAACTCCCCCTCTATTAAGTCGAAAATATTCTCCACGTCATCTTCAGAAAGCCCAAAATCTCGCATTTTTTGAACGCCGGCTTTTTGGAGTTTTTCAGATTTCGCTCTTTTCTCTTTTGATTTGAAGGCTATATCATTAACGTAATCTACAATGCGTGGATCATCTTCCAAAAGTCCTGTGATAACATGTCGAAAGAATGCAGACTGCGTTAGTCTCAAGTACTTCAATTTTAAAACCAGCTGGGCATGCCTGTGATCGTTTTCGGTAAAAACAATTCGCTTTGTCATATTCCCGTAATCATCATGAGTAGGCATACGTCACCACTGCCGATGAGAGATGTGGGATCCGCTCTCTGAAAGCCCTGACGAGGTTTGAATCAAAAATTGAGCTTTTGCCTGCAGTTCTTCTATTGTCAAAGCGCCCGAGTAACTAAACCCAGATCGAATTCCTCTCTCTATGTCTTTCAAGATATCGTTGACGCTCCCTCGATAGGGCACGCGCGTAGCTACGCCCTCAAAAGAACTATAGCGTCCATGCCATTCAACTTGCGCCTCTTTGCTGGCCATCCCTCGATAGGATTTCCATTTATGACCATCAAGATCTTCATGAACGCGACCGGGAGTCTCTGACGTTCCTGCGAACAAGGAGCCACACATAACCGCATCGGCACCAGCAGCCAAAGCCTTCACTATATCGCCCGAATTCTTAATGCCACCATCGGCAATAATCTTTACATTGCGATCAGACTTGGCGCAATCCATAATCGTTTGCAGACCCGGCATGCCGTGTCCCGTCTGAACTCTCGTAGAGCATATCGAACCTCCCCCGATATTACACCGTACCGAATCTGCTCCCCAGTCTGCTAAATCATTTAAACCTTCTAGTGTTGCAACGTTGCCGGCCATAATGTGCAAGTCCGCCCCAAACGTATTCCTCAACGTAGAAATAGCTTGGCGCATCATGGCATGGTGTCCGTGCGCAACATCAACACATATCAGGCGGCCCCCAGCCCTATAAACCTCCGTAGCTCTCTCCAAATAATCACCCGAGACGCCAATAGCTGCGCCCGTCATCAAATTCAAATATGTATCTTGAGTGCATAAAGAGCGAATAATGTTAATCTGACGCACCTGATTCTCAATTGAATTATATCTGTGAACAATGGCCGAGGCTCCAGCGCGGTGCATTGCTGCGCCCATCGACGCTTCTGAAATGGTATCCATTGGAGACGAAAAAATAGGCAACTCAAGAAATATTCCGTTGCCCAAATCTGTGCCAATGTTTATGTCGCCTCTGGAAGTAATCTCAGAATATTGCGGCTTAAGCAACACATCATCATATGATAGACATCTATCAAACGCCCTCATCGGTTCTCCTTTTCAATAAAACGCTGAATCTCGCCTTGTCGATACCACGTCTTTTTATCGGGACGTTCTGGCTCCCCCATCAAGCGAATACGCGGAGTAGTGGTGCCGGTCCGAATCAAAGAAATGGTCGGAACTCCATTAAAATCTAAAACTTTTTGAACGCTGGGGTAATCTGCGATATTAAAAGCAAAAAATACAATGTCTTCGTGTTCTTCCGCCACTTCCTCGAAAATGTCTTTCAACTTGCGGCAGTAATGGCACCCGTTAGAATAAAACTTTATAACGCAAGTGGCGGACTCTTTCACATCGCCACTCAAAAGCTTTTGCAGCGCTCTTTTACTTATTCTTTTTACTGCCATCATTCTTTTTCCCCTTCTTCGGTCGAGGAGGGTTGTCAATCAGATTCTGAAGCCTCCGTCGCTCTTTCTGGGCGCCCACACCGTCGCCTAAGTGCTTGTCAAGAAGGTCCAACTGTTGCGCCGATGTGCGCTTGGCGCGCTGCTCGGCTCTTTCGAGCGCTTGCTCTCTAAGCTCGTGGCGGCGTGCTCTACCTCTATTCGTGCTGCCCATTACCATACTCCTTGTTGTTTGGTGTGTTCATTCCGTTTCAAAGTTTATCTCCTAAACGACTTCGCCATTCCGTATTACTTATTTCTTCTGCAGTGGCACAACGATTCCCCACCGCTGTTATAATTTCAATCATAACCATGATTAATTCGTTGGCTTCAGGATGTAACGTAGAAGAACGTGTAACTATTTCACCGATTCTTGGTAACCCCCATCGATCGGCTTCTTCGTTTAAAATATCGACACAGGCATCAGTGGCAATTGGCTCTTCTCTGATCGTTCGATCTTTTACTATTTTCTTGCCCCGATCCACTTTCTGCAAATCTCTTATACTTACAGACATTTCGAATGTTTTCTTATCAGACATAATTATTTTTTCTCCAGATAAAGGGCCATTAATCCAATAGCTGTGGATGTCAGGCCCGCGATTAGCATCCATTGGTCGGAAATTTCAATAAATGGCGGCGTATGGGTATAATTAATTAAAAATATAAATCCAAGAAGCAGCAAAAACCATGTAGCAACACGGCTCATTGCGGCGCCAAAATATCAGGCATCGCTTCCTTCCTCATCTATACATAATATAGCATGCTTGTGCGCCTTTGTCAAGGAATCGGCTGGCTTTTGTACGAAGTGATCGGATCCTAAAAATTCTCTATATCCTTCCCAATCAGATATATCATAATACCAATCTAGTTCATGTTTAACGCAATTTTCCATGTTTACTTTTTCAAAAACTGTCGCGAAATCAAAATTGCGTGCTGACCATCGTTCGTGTAACGGTAATTTTTTAGAAGGATATTGTTCTCCTTCTTCAACATTATAATAAGTTTTTGTAGTTTCGGTATTTACATGCCGGCGACATTCTATAAAATCTTCACCAGTCATTGTGAAAGATAGCGGGATATTATCCTTTACAATTTTATCTTCGTAAGTTAAGAAGAAATTATAATTTTTATGTGAAATATGGCTGCGTTGTTCCCTCAATTGATAAATGTTAAACGCCGAATGTGGAAAAACAACATAATATTTTTGTGGAACTATCCATTTAGATATACGATATGCCACATACCAAGCAGAATGCATTCCGAAAAGCGCTGACCATGCATAAGAATCGCGCCTTTCCCTATCTTTTGGCAAAATAGGAACATAATAAATTGGTATCTCTTTCTGTTTTTCCGTTTTATACATTGGATTGCCGAACGTCCGATTAAAGTAAACAGGATCATGAGTCCACTCACCTATGCTTCTGCGTATTATAGGCGCCATATCGTCATTCGCAACAATCCAAATAGTTTTACATCCAGCGATTGCACATTCAAATACTGCTTTCTGAATCATGGAAAAAGCGGCGTCAACAGGTAACAAACATGAAGGATACAAAGTATCGAAATTGCTTTCAAAATTTGCTATTGGTATAATGCCGGCCATGTGAGCATTCATAAGTAATCTATAGTTTTCTTAAAAGGTGAAATATAATTTGGCAGTTCATTAATTAAATCTTTTTCTTTAATTTGTGGAACTTTGAATTTGTCTGTTTCTGCCCATATTGGAGCAGAGGCCAAATATTTTTCTCTACGAATTGTAGAAGTTTTAAAGTTATAATATTTTGGTTTTCCATTTTTCTGGAATCCATTTCTCAAACCTCTCATTCCTCTTTCTTTCATTTCAGAAATAAGTTTAAATCTAGCCATGGTTTCAGAAAAATCAAAATGTTCAGTTTCCTCTTCTGATAGAAAAGAAACACAACAGGCATCTTTGACTGGTGTATTTCCATCAATTCTATCAGAAGAGTAAAACCAAACTCTATTAATAAAGTTATCTTTTGTTTCCAATAATTCTATAGCGTGCTTTCCGCCAGAATTAAAGGCAATCCAATCGATAACATTAAAGAAATCGCTACTACTTCTACCATAATTCCTATCCTCCAAAATTTTATATTTTTTTTGTGTGTCAAAATAATAACACCTATCAAACGCTATTTTCATTAAAATAGCATGTTCGCCATGTGCCGTCAAATATTTTCCGTCCCAATTTATATTGTGACAGATATCAGCAAGAGGGCACAAACCGTTTAAGGACAAAAGAAACAACATACGTTCCCATAGAAGTTCTTTTGCTATACCATGTGATTCATCGTCGTTATGGGATTTCCAAACTTTTGTTGTATTCTGAATCTTTACGCAAGAAAGATCAGCATCCGGTTTAAAAAAGTCAAACCTGAAGGGACGTTCAGGTTTAGAAAAAATAATCGGAATGTTATGTTTAGCCGCAAAGAGAACCGCCGTCAAATCACTTCCTATTACAATCTGCTCATAATTGAAGTGATTCAACTATCCTCCTCTGATAGATTAGAATACTATTTTTTATATGATCATCCGATAAGCTTTTTAAGTGCCCATTTTGAATTTCTGGATAATTTCTCATAAGTTTCTAATTCTTCTTTAAAAGTGAAGGGGCGAGAACGTATACGGGTCATAAATTCGTCTTCTTCACCCATTTTTAAATCTCCAACTTCAATTGTCTGATCAAGAGGAGGATAATCGTTACCTTCCTTCGTACCATAAAGATAGGCGCCTTTTCCACCCTGTGGAATAAAGAGAACAGCGTCTTGTTCATATTCTTTACTCAACTTTACAAGATTTTGGTCAAAATTGGGATCATCATTTTTGTTTAAGACAAACATACTCTGTTCAACAACTTCAAGCGCTTCTGGTGTCTCAAAGTTCTCAACATAAGAGCCTTTCACTTTTGTAACACCAAATCTCTGATCTAGCATT